TCTCCATTTCTCACACAAAACTCACCAAAATCTCGTCACTATTGGAATTTTGACGAAACAAATTTTAAAATTGGAAATCTATGGATGAAACCAACATTAAATGACACTTATATAATAAATAATGGTATTCGTGAAGTAAATGCTGGTGTTTCCGCAGCACAAGCGAGCGCGGCAGCAAATACTAATATTGATACCATGCTTGGAAAATTTTTAGGTGATTTTGCACAAATATTATTCTTAGCTAATTTGAGTCAATCAAAACCAGGTATAGCACTAGGAACTAACGATGCTATGATGTCAGCAATGTATATTTTTATATTTACGCGTTGTAAAATTCGAAATCCGCCACTTTTAATAATAGATACCGGTGAAAATAATAGTGCACTTTTTTACGGGTTTAATAATGGTAATTATATAAATTTAAGTAAAGGTGTTAAAAATACGAGCGTACATAGACTTAAAATAATTCAAAGAGCCCCTAATACCAATATGACTACGCGTAATAACAGGTTTCCATCGGAGGCTAGAACTAGAATAGTATCAAGACTTAATACGATTAACGAAAATTATAATTCACAAACACAAACTAATAAAAAACGTCCCCGAATCTCAACACCAGCCTCCACGTCGCCATCAATTCAAAAAAGAAACAATAATAATAAAAATCGACCAACAAAAAAACGTAACGTAGGCGTTTTTGGAACACTCAGACAAAAATTATTTAAATTTTAAACAAAAAATTCTCAACTAATAATAAAAATGACCCGAGTTCATTTAAAAAAGAGTCCAAGACTCGATAAAAAGTTCCGCGTCACGTTTGAAAACGAACGTTTCGTTGATTTTGGTGCAAGGGGATACTCAGACTATACACTACACAAAAATCCTATGCGAATGCGTTCTTACGTAACGAGACACGGCGGGTTCATTCCACACATGGTTCAAAAACAAACCGATCCTAAACTTGTTCACGTAAACATGCTCGATGTTACTAAAAGCGATACAGAAAACTGGGGTAAAACAGGTATCTATACAGCGGGGTTTTGGTCGAGATGGCTTCTTTGGAGCCAACCTACTATGGAAAGTGCTAAAAAAACAATGACTAAGAAATTTGGTTTAGTTTTTCTTTAATACCGCGCTTTTTAAGGTTCGCCTTCAAAGCAGTCATCAAATTCGCGCGAGGGTTACGTACCATTGGACGTGGAGGCGGAGGAGGAGGCGGGGGAGGAACAGGTACACGCCGAACTGATGTTACCGATTTATTCTTTTGTTTTGGTACCGATGAAGAAACTCCACCCATGTTTTTAAATAGGGATCTACACGTACGTAAAAGTTTTTTTGTTTCTCGAACCTGTATTTCCAAAGCTGGCGCCTGTCGTCTTTGAATTTTCATACCGAGTTCCTTTTCAGATAATGGTACGCGTTTACCCTTAATCTTTTTTGTTACGCGAATACCAAGTCGCTTAGCTTCGGCTTTTAACGAATCAATCTTCATTTATATTAACCAATAAAATTATATTGACATACTGTAAAGATGGATCGTTTACAGAAAATTTTATTTTTATGTTTTTTATGTATAATAGTATCTATGATAAAACACTATAAATGTGGATGTCTCGTATTACAAAATATAACAATTGGGGGTAAATCTATAGAAAAATGCTCAAAAGCGTGTAAAACTAAGGGAATGGTTATGGATTTAGTTTCGTGTATCATTTCTTTAATGTGTTGTTTTATAATTTTATTTTCTAAATATTAGTATTTAAAAAAAGTTGTCCGTTCTATACATTTTAGCCTGGAATGAACCCGTTTGCCCTAAAACCGAAACGTCTTCATTCCCATAAAATTCTTGACATCCAATATCTTCCGTACAATCGCGCTCATTATGTGTAATAGGAAGAGGGTATTTCTGATCACCTGGTGTGATTGTGTAATAATGGTACCTGTCACGTCTTCCACGAACCTCTTTACCGTATAAAGGTAAAGTTTCATCATCCGTTCCTGTAAGTATTCCCATTTGTTGGACGTAACCGGGTTTGTATTGTTTGATTGGTGGATTTCTATATTCTGTCTCGACTGGAACACGTACTGGAACTTGAACTGGAACTTGAACTGGAACTTGAACTTGTTCTTTATTATTAATAATTATAGGATTATACAATTGATACACGATAACGATAGCGAGAACGACGATCGCTGATATCATCAGTTTATTTTTAGTTTTATTCGTGATCTTCATTTATATCTACTTAGATTTTTTCCTCAATTTATAAAGCGATGAAAAATCAATTCGGTTTAAACGAAACTGAACAAATAACCAAAGAAAAAACAAAAGGCTCTTAAGTAAATTATTTGCAGATGTATCGTCCATTTTATATATAGGACCAACAACCCGACCAAAGAACGTATTTTCTTTCTTTTCACCAGTTAAGACCATTTCCATCTGTGTTAAAGCACATGAATCATCGTTTACTGACCAATGGTAAAATATGAAAGGTACCAAAATTGAATAAAATTCTAAGTTTTGTTTATTTTTCATAAATGGAACCACAAGCATGGTTATAAAGAAAAGTAAATGGATAAAAAATATAATGTTCATATCTATTAGTATGAACGAAGAAAAGAAACTGCCTAAAATATGGCATCCACAACAGGAAAAAATACTTAAGTCTTGGGGTGAAGCCGCTGCCTGTTATAGATATATGCATTACCAGGCGTATTGTTCATACAAGAATCAAAGTATGAAATTCACAATACCTCTTATAATAGTGAGTACTATTACAGGTACAGCAAACTTTGCTCAAGAAACATTTCCACCCACTGTACAACCTTTTGTACCATCCGCAATTGGTGGTTTAAATCTTATCACGGCTATAGCAACTACCATAATGCAATTTCTTAAAATTAATGAACTCATGGAAGGTCATCGCGTTGCTTCGGTCCAATATGGTAAAGTTTCGAGAACTATTCGACTCGAATTAACATTACCACTTTCGGAAAGAACACAAAACGGCACAAATATGATAGAAAACATGCGAGCGGAATATGATCGTTTAATAGAACAGTCTCCAAACGTACCTAAATATATAATAGACTCTTTTGAAAAGGAATTTCCTGACGATAATGCATTTTTTAAACCGGAGATTATGCATATTCAACCGATAACACCTTTTAAAGCTATAGCAGAAAATACAATAATAACCAAGTTGAAAGATGCTGTAGGTGGTACAGCGAAAAGAGAACTTAAAAAGGAACTCGATGATATACGAGGTAACGTAAAAAATGCTAAGAAAACTATAAAATCAGATATAGAAGGTAAACAACAACGTTTAAATGAAATATCAGATTTAAAAGAAAAAGGACTCGTTAGTTTGAAAGGTGATTTAATGAATGAATTACGACGAAGAACTGAACTCATGGAAGTTATTACAGAATCACCGAAAGACGATTTGCAAGATAAACAATCATAAAAAACATCGTTAAGTTAAAGAATCCAATACACATTATATAAGGGAATATTTTCCTTTTAAAGGGATCTATTATACGTTTTTGAAGCGTACCATTTTCTAATAAAATATCTAACGCTTGAGTAGTAAGATCATCTTCACCTTCTTTAACATCTGACATATGGATTCCTTTGTTGTTATAAAAAAAGAAAAAAAGAAAATAAATATATCGCTACATGAACATGAAATTGACGCGTTACAAAAGTATATAGAAAATAATAAAAATGTTTTTTTGTGTGGCCCATCTGGGTGTGGTAAAACCTTTATAATAAAAGAAGTTTTTGATGAAACGAATAGTATAGAATTATGGGACGAACCACTTCAAAAAAAAGATATTTTTTTAAACTCGATAAAAAATTCCAATTTTTATACATACATAGAAGATTACGAAAGTGATATACACATGTACAAAAATATAATAGAGAGTGTTTGCGAAGGTAAAAGTTTAACAAAAAAACCTTTAATAGTAACATCCAAAAGTGTATATTTTTTAGATAATTTTGTTACCTTAATTATAACGAAATGTAAGGCCGAAGATATAATGAAACTTAAACCAAAACATCCTAACTGTTTTCCCGCCGCAAAAAAATGCGAAGGAAATATACATAACTTTTTTTATTATCTCGACTTCCCGTTCGAAAAAGATCTTTTCAAGTCACCTAAAGAAATAGTAAAAGACGTTTTATGTAATGAAATAAATATAGATATAAGTAACTCAATTCAAGAACATGGACATATATGGGCCGCTATACAGGAAAATTTTCCAGATTGTATAGAAGATAATTACGATAAAATAGCAATTTCTATAGCAGAAGCAGATTTATACGACTCTGAAATATATAAAGGTAACTGGGAAATAATGCCATTTTTTACTTTACACGCCATTAAAATACCTAAAATGTATTTTACGAAAAAAATAGACCCCGAAAATATACGACCAGGTAAATGTTGGACGAAGTTCGGTAACCAAAAAATGAGAAACCAAAAAACACGGAGTATACAATTTCGTTCAAATACAAAAATGAATCATTTTGAGTTTATGGTTCTTCGTGAATATGCTAAAAAGGGTGACGTATCCATGTTTAAAAAATACAATTTAACACCTCAAGACTTTGACGTCATGAACCATTTAGGATTACAAAATAAACTCAAACAAAGAGAGGTTACAAAAATAAAAAAGTTGATTAAAGAAGAAATAGCAAAATAAAAATAAAGAATGTCTACAAACACTAACACGGATGACGAAGAAGATTTTAAAATCACGCGTGTTATTGGCAACGAAATTCTATATTACGGGGAAATAACAAATGAAGATATTCTCGAATTTATTGAGGAATTTAAAAAACTCGAAATCAAACTTCTTAAACAAAAGGCGGAACTCATAGGATACGAACCAGTTATACGCATCCATGTATGTAGTGGAGGGGGTGATTTGTTCGCAGGTCTAAGTGCTATGAACATACTCGAAAAGTCTCGCGTTAAGGTTATCACGATCGCACAAGGTGAATGTGGTTCGGCGGCAACGTTTCTACTCTTGGGTGGTCACGAACGTCTCATCGGTAAGAACGCACACGTTCTCATACACCAAATATCCACGACCGGGTTTTGGGGAAAATACGAGGAAGTTAAGGATGAAATGAAAATGTGTGATAAACTCATGGATATGGTTAAGAAAACGTACCTGGAAAAGACGAGTATTCCAGATAAACAACTTAAGAAACTCATGAAACGTGATATATATTTAAATCCTAACGAGTGTATCAAATACGACGTCGTTCGCGGTCTTGACTAATATCAACGTGGCGTTTGTACAAACCAATAACGGTCGCAAGTATTAAAAATAAACACAGTGTATTTGCGTTTA